CCTCAGAAGTGCCTGATCCCAAATCGGTAAGTGATTTTTCTAAATCATCAGAACCAGACCCATCTGCTTTTACACCCAAAATTTTATTTACAACATCTATACCTCTAGCTGCAATAGTGCCAATCTCTGTATCAGTATAATTAGCACCATAGGTAACAGATACAGTGGTTGGCATATACATTGTAATTGCTGTATCTAGTCTTACTGTTGGTGGTCTCTCTACAAACAGATTTGCCTCTGGAGTCTCAGCAACAGATGGTGTTTGTGTGTTGATTGATTTTTGTTTTCCTGTTGTGGTTGTTTTAATCTGTCCAATTGAATCTGTCAATCCATCAATCAATTGTGAACTAGACAGATTTGGTGCAACCTTCTTTAGATATGAACCGACATTACTATCAAATATTTTCTGTATACCTTCTATGCCCCTACTCTGTGCCTCTGATAGGACATTTTCAATTCCCTTATCAACATTTTCTTTTGCAGGGTCACTAAAGTTTAGTTTTGTATCTTCTTGTACATTAATAAAAAACATAATATAGTGACCATGATTACCTAGGCCTGGGTCATCACCTATATCAATTGGAAATGAATATGTGTTAGTATGAAACTTGGTACGATTAATAGGGTCACTATCAGCACTGCTTTGACCACGACCACTATCAATAAGACCAGCAATGTTACCAGCTACTTTTCTAAACTTTCGATTTATTACACCAACAGCTGATGCTTTTGCTTGTTTTGCTAAGGTATCTATAGCCATGTCTAAATAATCCGATTATATTTACTTTATTTATACCCTATGACTTATCGTGGCAGATACATTCCAAAAAATCCTGATAAATATCGAGGTGATAGATCAAATATAATATATCGTTCGTCATGGGAACGTAAACTCATGGTGTATTGTGACATCACCGAGGCAGTCATTGAATGGGGCAGTGAAGAAGTCATTATACCTTATTTATCACCTGTGGACAATCGTATTCATCGCTACTTTCCAGATTTCTACATGAAGGTAAAACAAAAGAATGGTAACATCAAAAAATTTATCATTGAAGTTAAACCTAAAAATCAATGTAGTCCACCCAATCCAAAACCTAAAAGAAAAACAAAAGTATGGTATGGTCAAGTTAAGACCTATGCTGTCAATCAAGCAAAATGGAAATTTGCTAGGGAGTTTTGTGAGAATAGAGATATGGAATTCAAAATACTTACAGAAGAACATCTGAAACCAAAATACAAATGAGTCACTATAAATCCATATTCATATCAGATATACATTTAGGAACTAGGGGCTGTCAAGCAGATTCCCTTTGTTTATTTTTAAAAGAAAACACAGCTGATAATTTATTTCTTGTTGGTGATATACTTGATGGTTGGCGTTTAAAAAAGAGATGGTATTTTCCTCAGTCTCATGCAAATGTCATTAGAAGAATACTTACCTCTGCAAAACGTGGAACAAATGTCTATTATATTTTGGGTAATCATGACGAAGGATTTCGTAAGTATTTAAACTTTAACATTGACATAGGTCGTATACAGGTATCCAATCGTTTAGATTATATTGGTGTCAATGGTAAAAAATATCTTGTCGTACATGGCGACATGTTTGATCAAATCATGATAACAAAGAAATGGTTAATGCATATTGGTGACACGTTATATCAAATACTCATTTGGACAAACACAAAGTTTAACAAAATTCGTGGTTTGCTTGGTATGCAATACTGGAGTTTAAGTAAGTGGTTAAAACATCACACAAAACAAGCACTCAACTATGTTTACAAATTTGAGGAAAATGTAGCACAATATTGTAGACGAAGGGGTTATGATGGTATTATTTGTGGTCATATACACACAGCAGGTATAAGGGATATTGATGGTATTGAGTATATGAATGATGGTGATTGGGTAGAATCATGTTCAGCATTAGTTGAACATAATGATGGTAAGTGGGAAATTATTTACTACACACAGTATAAATAAACTTATGGTAGACATTATACAAGACATAAAATCTTTAGCTGGTGACGAAAGAAAGTCAGTCACTTGGTATATGAATGAAATAAAGAAGTTCACTAAACCAACATCAGCTGAGTTAATTCGTCAAGGTAAAAGATCAAGTAGACCTTTTTTTGGTAAGTTAAACATGTTCATGTATAATCCTAAACTAAAAAATGAGTTACCATATTATGATATTTTTCCTTTGGTGTTACCAATAGAAAGATACAAAGATGGGTTTTTAGGAATTAATTTTCACTACTTACCCAACTCGTTAAGAATAAAACTTTTAAGTGACTTAATGAAACTTAAAAGTAATAATAAGTTTGATGAAACAACAATCATACGAGCAAGGTATGCAAAACTGGCACAATCTAGATTTGTCAAACCAACACTTAAACGATATTTGTATAAAAAGGCTAAGTCGCAATATCGTAGAGTAGACGCTGATGAATTTACAATCGCTACTCTGTTACCTGTTCAACAGTTTAGAAAAGCAAACGAAACAAGAGTCTATGCCGACTCAAGGAAGATGATATAATGCCACAGTTTAGTTTTGGTTCAGTATTAGAAGATTTTGCGTCTGGAGCTATAGATGAGTTCTTTGCAGAATTTCATACCAATGATGGTTTTGCATTACCCTCAAGATATGAAGTAATATTTTTACCACCAGTTGGTACGAGAGGAACAGGTGAGTCAGAAAATACAAATATATTTTCTAAAATAATGTCAGAGAATACATCTGAGGGCACTACTCGTGAGGTTGGTTTGAGATGTCAATCAATCTCTATGCCTGGCCGTAATATTGATACTGCACCTGATGAAAACATTTATGGGCCAGTTCGTGAAATTGCACAAGGATTTTCGTTTGCAGATATTACTGCTACTTTTCAATGTTCACCAAACATGAGAGAAAGAAAGTTCTTTGAAACTTGGCAAAGATTATCTTTTAATCCACAAACATGGGCAATGGGTTATTATGATGACTACTCTGGTGGAATACAAATTTTTCAATTAGATCAAGGAAACAGACGTAGATATGGTTGTGAGATTGTTGAGTGTTTTCCAAAAACAATTGGAGAATTATCTTACAGTGCTGACCCTGCTACAAATGTACAAACAGTAGATGTTACTTTTTCATATCGTTATTGGAAAAGTTTAGCTGACGAAGCATCTTTACCCAAACCACTAGGTGATAGAATTACTGGTGTGCTTGGAAACACAGTTGAAAGACAATTGTTATCACAAATACCAAAGGTTCTTTCAAAATTATAATGGAGACATAAATTATGGCTTTACCTAAATTAGAAACCCCGATACACACTTTAGAAGTACCATCAACAGGTCAACAGTTAAAGTTCAGACCATTTCTGGTAAAAGAACAAAAAATGTTACTCATGATGCAAGAAAGTGATGATGAGAATGAAATCATTGACACTATGTCACAACTGATAAACTCATGTACCTTTGGTGAGATTAAAGCTGAAAGTCAACCAATGTTTGACATTGAGTACATTTTTCTACAATTGCGTTCAAAGTCGGTTGGTGAAAGCGTTGAGTTAAATTTAATTTGTCCTGATGATGGTAAGACTACTGTCAAAAGAAAGATTAACCTAGACAAGATCGAGGTTCAAGTAGAGGATAATCACACAAATGAAATAAATATCAGTGATCAGATAAAAATTGTGTTTAAATATCCTACCATGAAAGACATGCGTGGTGTGGTGGTAGGAGAAAGTGATGTAAACTCTACAATTAGTGTTTTGACTAGATGTATACATGAGATACATTTTGGTGATGATATTTACAGTCGTGTTGATATTACTGAAAAGGAGTTAACTGAATTTGTTGAGTCACTATCAACTGATCAGTTTACAAAAGTCATAGAGTTTTTTGACACCATGCCAAAATTAAGACATATTGTTAAGGTAACAAATCCTAAAACAAAAGTCAAAAGTGAAATTTTGATTGAGGGATTGCAAAGTTTTTTAGTGTAGCGCTCTCCCACGAGAGCGTTAGCAATTACTACAAAACTAATTTCTCTTTAATGCAAC